GGAAACCTTACTTCGCTTGGTGGGCTTGAAGCACAAACAGAAACGGCAAAACAAGACCAGCTTATCCATGATTCGGCATCTGCGATTATAGATAACATGCAGCGAGAGTCTATGGCCTTCGTAAAGGACGCGATCAAAAAACATGCATGGTATTTATGGACAGACCCACTTCGCGAAATGCCTATTGGATTTGCATTCCCGGGCGCGGGAATAACTGTTCCTGAAAAGTGGACACCTGAGATAAGAGAAGGCGATTTCCTTGATTACAACTTTGATATTGAACCATATTCATTAATGGATGAAACGCCAAAAACAAAGGCGGCTCAATGTAGTCAATTCCTAACGCAAGTGCTTATGCCAAATGCAGAAGCATTAATGCAGCTGGGCAAAATGCCTAATGTTGCAGAGCTGGTAATGAAGATAGCTGAGTATCAGGGATTGCCAACCTCTTCGCTACTAATAGACATGGACCCGGATCAACAGGGCATGCAGGAAGAAAAGTCAGGCATGGTTAGTATGCCGCAAAACACACACCGGACTTATGAACGAACAAGCAGACCGGGACAATCAAAAAATGGGCGTATGGCTGGAATGATGGCAGCTAACGCAGGGCTTAACGCTCAAAATGAGCAAGCAAGTGCTTTTCAAAAAGTGAGTCAATAGGAGTAACAAATGGCTAATCCAACGTCAGTCGGAGTTGCAGACACAGATAACAACCCGGCAACAATCGTAACAAGTGGAACTGCTGTATCCGTTACGCTAAGTAGAACAAAACGCTATTCAGTTCAGCATAGCGGCATTGACTCGGCGGCGGCGGCGCAGGTAGAAGTAATAATGTGTGCTGTTTCCGATGGCACACCGGCTACATCCGAAGGTGCTAAGAAGTTTTTGCTGAACGTTAATTCACCCGTTGAAATTGGTCCGGGCGTAACTACGTTTACGCTAAAGTCAACTGCAAACGCTCCGCTTGTCTCTGTTTGTCCGATATTCAATACGAGCGGAAGGTGGTAAGTCAATGCCTTTTTATCAATATCATTGCGAATATTGCGGTAGTAATCAAGAACGCCTTTGCCTAATGAGTGAAGTTAGACAAACCGTTAAGTGTAAATGCGGAAAAAAGATGGAACGCAATTACGCTAAAGAAATGGGAGTGCAGTATCAAGGTGATAGTCCAACCAAGGGAGAACCTTCTCTTGCACTAGCAGTATCGCCAGAAGATGTTCCGCAGACTATGGCAGAAGATAAACAAATGGGCGCATCCGCTAGTGGCTGGAATAAAAATGGAGAGCCTCACTTTGACTCCGATGTTCACAAGCGTAAATACATGAAAGCTCATGGGTATCATTTTAATAATTCGTATGTTTAGAAAGGCAATTTATGTCGGCAGATGTTGAGGAAGTTGAAGTAACAGAAGAAGCAGTTAATCAGGTAGATAGCATTATGGATGGTATCGGAGAATCACTTAATAGCATTAATGAACAAGAAAACGAAGATGTCACCGAAGATGATTCCGGTGAAGAAAACGAAGAAACTATCAGCGTTGAAGAATCCGCTGATGAAGAAGCCGATGATAATTCCGGCGAAGATGATAGCGAAGAGGTAAAGGAAGTCGAAGAGGAAAGCGCATCCCCCGGTATTTCTAAGAACGCTATCTATGTGGCAGCGCAAGCTGGCTTGTCTATGGAGGACGCAGAAAGCTTTGGTAGTGATGAAGCATTATTTTCTGCACTGAAATTGATTGAGTCAAAAACGCAGAAGCCAGAAGAAGAAGGCGGCGCTGAGGTTAAGGAAGAAAATACCGAATGGCTTGACCTTGGTATCACAGAAGAGATGGATGAAGAATATGGCGGCGTATTAACTAAGATGGATGACTTTTATAAAAAGAAGTTTGCTGATTCCGACCAAAAACAGAATGAAGTTATAGCTGTTTTGCAAGAAGAACTAAGAAGAAGAGACAATGCGTCTTTTGACGGCGCTGCAAGCGGCTTAGGCGAAGACTTCGAGTCGCTTCTAGGCAAAGGGTCTCTGAAAGATGTTGATGATAAGCAGCAAGCGGCGCGAATGAAATTACACGCGCAGTTTTCACAGCTTAATGAACTCGATCAGCAAAAAGGTACGCATACGCCAATTGAAAAACAAGTGCAAAACGCTGCAAATATTGTGTTTGCAGAACAAACAAAACAAGTGGCAAGGAAAGAATTAGCTAAGAAGGTTGGCTCTAGAACCAAGATATCGCGTCCAAGCGGTAGTAGGGATACTGGTAAAAATAAACCTAGTACACGCGATGCGATTATGGCAAACATCGACAGCCAAATTAACGGACGCTAACTCTTTCCATAAGATAAAATGGAGAAACAAATGGCAACTCATGTGACTGATATTACGGATATTGTCAACTCTACTTTTGATTCTATCCAGGAAAACAAATTGTCTGATGCTGCAACTGAATTGCAGTCTTATCCTATGGCTGAGCGATTGCTTAACAAGACCCCGGAAGTGCAGCTTACCGGCAAGCAGTATACTTATAACCTGTTGCTGAACGGTGACGAAAACACTCGCGCTGTTGCGTTGTTTGAGACTGACTCTCTTGAACAGGTTGACGGCACTACTACTGGCACTGTGCCTTTCCGCTACATTTCTACTGGTACTCATTATGATAAAAAGCAGATCAGCGTAAATGCTGGCAAAGAAGCTATTTTCAGCTTTACCAAAAAGCTTGCTTATCAGAATGAAATTGGCAAGTATGAGAAGTTTGAATCTATGGGTTGGGTTGGCGCAACTGCATCCACCGATAGCAAGACTCCTTACGGCTTGCTTGGTTACTGGCTTGTGTATAATGCTAGTGAAGGCTTTAACGGCGGCAATCACTCTGTTTGGTCTGGCGGCCCCGGTGGAGTTGACTGTACTGTTTCTGCCAACGAACATTACATGAACTATACCAACAGCTACACCGACGTGAGCAGCACTGATCTTGTTAAGAAAATCAAGAAAGCTCTTCGTAAATGCGCCTTTACTGGTATCAAAAACAAGCCGATTGCTGAATATTCTGGCACTCCGCGTTATGGCATCTACACCACTGAGCCTGTTCTTGATGCGCTGGAAACTTTGCTTGAAGCTGGTAATGATAACATTGGCATGGATTTGCTCAAGTACAAGGATAGCGTTATGCTTGCTCGCAATCCTGTTGAATGGGTTCCTTACCTGACCAACAACTTCTCGACCTCTGCCCCCATTATCGGCCTTGACTGGAATGCCTATAATGTTGGTACGGTTAAGGGTGAATACGGTCGGACTACTCCGTTCAGCAGTGCGAATACTAACAGCCATGATATTTTTGCACGGCATGAAGACTGGACTCTTGTTCCGGCTATGGAAAAACGGCGCAGTAGCTTCTTGATTGCGAAGTCTGATCCTGTAACCGATTATGCTTAAAGAATAAAGTATTTGTGGTTTTGTGTAATTGAATTTTACTTAAAGAATTAGGAGAAATAAAATGGGTAGTTTTTTGTATGGTGGCGGAAGTTTTGATCGTGGTGCATCCCCCTTGGCAATGAAAAATGTGCCTTTGGAAAAGTATCTTACTCGACCCGGCGAAATCTGGGGTGTGCCCTTTGATGATTGTGTTTTGGGCGCGGCTCATGCAACCGCCGGAACCACTCTTCCAGGCTTTATTGTGTCCGAAGTAAATGACGGATATATCCAGCCAGGACAAGAGTCTGGAGGCTCTATTGTATTCAATACTCCCGCTACCGACAATAACGGTATTCAGGCACAGACTGGTGAATCTTTCTTGCCGGTTGCGAATACTAATATCGTTTTTGGTGCGCGGATTAAATTGACTGATGCTGATCAGCAGGATGTTTTCATTGGTCTGACTACTGCTGACACCGATGTAGCACAGAGTATCCCTAACGATGCTATTGGCTTTAGCATTGTTGATGCGTCTGCTAATATCCTGTACCAAGTATCCAAGGATGGCACTGGTACGGCAACTGATACCAAAACTGATGCGGTTAACGCGACTTATATCAATCTTGAATGTCGTGTTTTCGGTACTGAGCGGGTTGAGTTCTATATTGCCGGTGCTTTGGTCAAGACTGTTACGACCAATATCCCGGATGATGAAGAGCTTGCGTTCACCATGGCCAATGTTGCTGGCGAAGGCACTGCAAACGCCATGACAATTGACTGGTTCTACGCGCACCAGTTCTATATTTTCAACACGTAATCTAAACAGTCGGGGGGGATTGTCCCCCCCGGCTAATTAATAACAAGGAGAGGGTATGCTTCCAGAACATGACAAAGCAGTGAGACGAATTTTAGACGTAAACAATGATCCAGAAACCGGAACCAAGATGGCTGTGCCAAAAGATGCAAAGACGTTTATCGAATACGCCGAAAGCTTGATCGTAAAAGCTGGTGTAAACGCACGGTTTACCAAGGGAGAACTGGCGATGGGCTTGTCATTATTCAAAGCTTTTCAGTCACTTCGCAAGGACTTGGGTGACATTGAAGACGAACCTGTGAAAAAGGAACCAGTCGGCAATAAGAAATAGCCGCTAAGGGGAACAATGGCAGAAAGTAATTTAAGTGTAGCATACGCAGATATATTGAGCGCAGTAGGTGAGCTTATCGGAAGCACGACTTCACCGACTGGCGATAATCTGTCAAGATGCAATAGGGTTATACAGCGCGGTTACAGAAAAGTCTTAGGTGCTTATGACTGGACAATGCTGAAATCAAGCGGGACGATAACTTTTACTGCTGAAACTTCTACTTATGATTTGCCAGATGACTTCGGAAGCTTGGTAGGTAATTATTTCTATCATGGTGAATCAACTGGATATTCTCCCATAACAGTTACAAGCTATGGGATAATCCGAGAAAGACTTGCCAGCAATAGTAGCTCTGGCATTTCATCTTTGGCTTGCATTATGCCTAAGACTTTTTCGGGAGCTTCCGGTTTGCGTCACCAGGTAGAGTTTTACCAGACACCAAGTTCAGCATTGACAGTCTCTTATCGCTATCGCATCCTTATGAGTTATCAGCTTGACGCGACTACTCCATATCCAATTGGCGGCATGGCATTCGGAGACTTGGTTATGCAGTCTTGTTTGGCAGAAGCAGAAAAGCATGTTGACGGGGATATGGGTATTCACACCGCAGAATATCAGCGTATGCTTGACTTGGCTATTGTGCAGGATCGCAGAAATGCACCTTCGGCACTTGGTTATAACGGCAATGGTGGATCATCGTATATGAATAGGTCAAAAATTACTATCACTGTAAATGGAAGTACACCTTAATCTAGGAGAATAAAATGGGTTTAGCAAGTTGGCTCAATAAGTTTACTTTGGCTGAGAATCTTGGGATTGAGCTTCCCGGACAGTCATGGTACGGAGACGAATATTACGCTGATAGCGTAAACGGTTCAGACAACAACAACGGTAAATCATGGACTCAGTCTATGGCTACTATCGCAGCTGCCGTTGCTCTTGCCAGTGCTGGCGATACTATCTACATTCGCGGTAGTTTTAGCGAAGTTGTAGTGGTATCTCTTGCTGGCTTGAAGATAATCGGTTGTGGCACTATGCCGAAAGAAACGCAATGGACTTCTGCGACTGATACTATTTCGTTGACTATCAGTGCGAACTATGTAGAGGTAAAGAACATTTACTTTAGACCTCCGGCATATACGGCTGGCGTTCCTGCCGCTATTCAAATTGGTGGAGCTAATCACGCTCTTATCCATTTCTGCCGCTTCCAAGGCAAAGCCGCTTCGTGGAATGCTATTTATTCGCCTGTCTGTAATTCTGACAACGTGGAGATCAGCGATTGCGAGTTCTATTACATGAACACTGCTACTTATGGTGCTGCAATTCTTGGCGTTGAAGCTGGCGGCCTTAGCTATAGTGGCTGGAAAATCTCGCGCAATACCTTCTCTTCTTGCGTAATTGCTGTAGATATTTGTGGTCGAGTGTGTAAGATTGAAGGCAACAAAATCATGCAGTATGGTATTAATGCCGCTAATGCCGTTGCGGCTGTATGTACCACCCCGCTTGATTTGTCTGGAACTGGTAGTGGTTCTAACGTAGTTGTGGGCAATGTATTGGCTGGCAATTACAGCAACACTGGTGGTTACACTGCTGCCGCTGCCGGAGATTGTTGGACTGGGAACTTCTCTAACGACGCTGAGGAAGCTGAGGTTGATACGAGTGGCATTACTATCACTATTCCTGCCGCTTAACTTACGATTAAATAACGGTGGCGGTCTTATGGCCGTCACCACTTTGGAGGCAACATGAAGATTAACATTTTAAAAGATTTTAGCGGTAAACTTTTTGGTTGTGATCATTCGCGTGGCGAGGTTGCTGTTGTTGTGGAGGCTGGCATTCAAGATATTCACAATGATGCTTTTTGCACAGATTTGATAAATGCTGGCATGGCGAAAGCTGTCGGAGTTGAAAAGGTTGAAGAACCGGAAGAAGTTACCGATATCGCTGATTGCGTCGAGAACCTAAAGAAAGATTTCACTGTGCCTGAACTTCGCATTATGTATACTAAGCTTACTGGCAAGAAGCCCGGCAAAATGAAAGAAGCTTCTTTGGCTAAAGCAATAGCAGAAATAGAAGACAAACATGAAGCGTAAACGGCTTGAAATCCAGTATCCCTTGGGCGGCATAAACCGGAGTCTATCTTACCGGAATCAGCCGCCGTATACCTGCTACGATGCACAGAATGCGCGTGGCCGGGATTCCTATGAGTCCAGGTTGCGGGGCGGTCAACGTTCAGGGCTAGTTAAGGCTTACTCAGAAGAACTTGGCTCAGGGGCGGAAATACGTATGCTTGCCCAGATCAGCACCGCAGATGATACAGCATATTCGGCAAGCGTGGATAACTTTGACAGGACTGCTACCGGCTTGGGCGATGGCTGGACGGCAGCTTCGTGGCTTGATTCAGCGCCAAACACAACGGAAGCTCTTGGAGCTACTCTTTCTTCCGATGATGCAGTCGGTGCGGTTAAGACAAGCACAGGGCTAAATGTAGCTTCTGAATACCATATCAAGATTTACATTGTGCCGTATGAAGGCGAACATCGCGGCAAGTACCATGTTTATGCTCGCATGAACGATACAACTCCGGTAGCGACTACAGATGGAATTGATGCCTGGCTGGACATTAACGGAGCAACAGGAATCTTTACCGGGTCTCTTGACATGTATGTGGCTGGAACAAAAACCAGTTATGCATTTACTGGCGGCACAGATGGATCCGCCTTACCGGGTTGGCTTGATGTTAAAGTGGCAACTAACACAGTTACTTGCTACTGGCGCGGGACTCAGCAGGTTAGCCAAGCGATAACAGCGCAGACGGGAACAAAGACCGGCTTTGGCATGGAACCTGATTCTGACGGCGATACGTGCCTTGTGTCGAGCTTTGCGGCTCAGGGTACGCCTACTACCTCCACGGTCGCATTGAAGCGCAGGACTCGGTTGCTGGCGATTTCAGCCGGGCAACTTTACATGGAGAACACTCCTGCAACAATGACGGCAGTCTCAGGAGCGACCGTCACTACTGGTCAACCCATATTTGGTGTTGAGCATTTACAGAAATTCTATATTGCTGACTACAATGTAGCTGGCAATGGTGTGCTGAAAATATTAGACCCGACAGATGGTAGTTGGGCTACGGTTACTGCTTCGGCTGGCACTGTCCCTGTGAACTGTATTTACGTTTGCAGATACCGCGATAGGCTTGTATTGTTCGACGGCTATCTATGGTACATGTCTGCAAGCGGTGATCCTACCGATTGGGATTATGCAAGCAAGCTGGCTACCGGCGCAGTATCAGGGCAAGAAGCCATTGCTGGAACTATCGGCGAAATTCACACAGCAGCTATTCCGTGGGGTGATGATTACATGATCCTTGCTTCACAGAACGCAATCTACAACATGGTTGGCGATCCGAAATCTGGAGGGGAGATTGTCAATATTTCTCGCAATACTGGAATAGTTGGCTGGAGCGCATGGTGTTGGGGT